GAGGCGGAAGCCGCGGCGAACATCCATCACTTCGGAACAGACCAGCCGGAAATCAATTCGGAGGACACCTTCCGGTTTGGCTTTGGAAAGGACCCGTCACTGCCGGCGATCACGAATACCGACCCCTTGCAGGCATCCAGTGTGTTTGGGGCGCAGGATCCAGCGCAGCTCGCCACTGTTGCAGCGGCCGTGCCAGGGCTGTTCGGGCTTCCGGTTCAGACTCCTGGTATCTCTAACAGCGGCGCCGCGGTGACTGGCGTTGAAGGCTCCGCTCAACCAAGCAATTCCGCGGTCGCGCCCGCACAACCCGCCGCCGAGCTGGCAAGGCCGCTCCGCGCCAGCGATCAGTTTAAGGCGAGAGAGGGATCGGCTGAAAGAAAGGCGCGAGAGACCAAGGAGAGGGAGATTGCGTCGCTCGAATCCGACATCCAAAACGTGGTGAAATCTCTCCAGTCGGGAGAGATCACTCTCGCGCAGGCTTACACGCCGACCCCGCAGAAAGTGAAGCTCAGTGACGACAGCTACAACAGAGCACTGAATCGCCTCAAGGAGATGGAATCCAGGCTCGAAAAATTGAAGGGCGGAGGAGTTCAGACTGGACAAACAGCCACTGGCCAACAGACTATCAGGCGATACAATCCGGCCACCGGAGCTATTGAATAGTCAGTATGCCACAGATCATTGAAATCCCCGATATTGGACAGGTAGAATTTCCTGATGGAATGAGCGATGCGGACATCGCTCGCGCTATTCAGAACAACTACGGGACACCGCAGCCACAAAGCCCACTTGGTGTGGGCGCCGCTCGCCAGAAGGCCGAGTTAGAGGCCGCCGCAAATGATCCGTCTATGATCGGATCATTTCTCCGCAATGCACGGGAGAACGTTGGGGCTGGTGTCGGTGGCGCTCTTACTGGCGCCATAAGTGGCGCTGCCACCGGCGCTGGCCTTGGTGCCATGGGGCTCAATCCATTCACCGTTGGAGCTGGTGCAATCGTTGGCACACTCGCTGGCGGTGTTGCGGGCGCTTTCGGCGGCCAGAAGATTCAAGAAGCGGTTGACCCGATCACCGCAGAGCGGCAGGCCGCTCTTGCTCGCGACATGGAAGTCAATCCGATTTCCAGCTTCGCTGGACAGGTCGCGCCTGCACTCATCACAGGCAAGCCTTCCATCAAGAATATCACCACCGCGCTCACTCCACTTGGCCGCGCCACTAACGCAGCCGAGCGCGCCGCCATCATCAACAGTCGGATCAATGTAGGGTCCGAGGTGGCAATCGGCGGCGCATTTGACGCAGGCCAATCTCTTGCCATGGATCAACCGCTGGATCCGAGGCAGATTGCGCTCAATGCCGCCGCTGGCGCATTGTTCAGCAACCCGAACCGCCTTGGCCGAGCCCTTGGGCAAGGGGCGATGATACCAGCTCCGGAGCAACCAGTCGAGCCAGTGGCCACAACTCCAGAGCCCACCGCTCCAGCCGCTCCCCTGCCGCCGGCAGTCAGCGCCGCGCCGCCAATGCGCGGGCCGATGGCGCCACTTACTCCAGCTCCCCCAGCTCCACCACTGGTCGCCACCGGCGCCACCAGGTTGGCAAGCGACCTCGCTCAGCAGGCCGGCATTGATCCACTCACCCTCACGCCATCCGGCGCGGGAGCCACCGTCACGCCAAATGACGTGCGCGCGGCAGGAGCCAACCTGCCAGCCACCACCATGGATTCAGGCGGCACGATCGACGTCACGCCACCCCGCAAGCCAGACCCAACCCTCTCCGACCTCATCGACACCAACGTCGAGTGGGATGGCCAAGTGGGCAAGCTCGTCGATGACGAGGGCCGCCCAGCGCTACTCCGTGCCGACGGGGCGCTTGTAGAGTTGCCGTTCAACTATGGCACCGACCGATCACTCACAGATCTTGGTGTTCAGCCAACGTTCGACCGGCAGCAAGATCGAGCCACGGCAACCCGCTTCTTCGGCGAAACCGAAAACGAATCTCTCCAGTCAGTCTTCAGCGTCATTGACAACAACACCGATGATCTTCTTGACATCGCCGAGCTTGGCGTTTCACTCAAGAAGCAGAAGGGCAAGAAGAGCATTCCGGTCTACGACACACCGGAGTTCTCGCCGCAGCTTCGCTCGATCACCGATGAGCAGATCCTCGTCGCTGAAGACCAGATCAAGCAGGCAATCACCATCGCCCAGAACAACCCAACGCTATCAGATGAAACCAGAACCGCCGTTATCGACAAGCTCTCAGGAGACCTTGAAAACATCGCAGCCATCACCGCAGCCAGGGACGCTGGGAAATATCAACGGCTTCCTCTTCCGGTTGGCAGCGCAGAAGTCGCGCCGCAGCGCGCAGGCACCACCCCAGCAACCCCAGCTCCAGCGGCCGCCAGCCGGATACTGAGCAACCCAACCCCCTTGCCCGCCGTAGCCTCTGCCGCTCCAGCTAGCGCCAAGCTTACTATCGGACCTGAAGCAACAGGTATCGCTCCGGTCGCTCTGGAGAATGCGGGAACTCCTCCTATTGCATCCGATGTCCAGAACCCTCAAGGATCAACCCAAGTCGAAGCGCCACAAGCGCCACAAGTGCCGGTGCGCCAGGTGCCAGTTAGGCAGGAGGTCGCCGCGGATTCTCAGCTTGATAGCATCACCCCGCAAGCTGCTGAGCCTGCCCAAGCGCAAACCGAAGCTCCGGTAGCACAGAAGGAATTGTCAGCCCGCACCCGCGCGAAGAAACTCGGCGCCGAAATCGAGGCAACCGGCAAGAAGATCATGGATCAGCGCGTGAAGATCGACGAGCTGAAGAAAGGCGGGGCGCCCAAGCAGACCATCACGAAGGCAGAGAACCAGCTTGCGCGCTTGCAGAGCGAGCAGAAGGAGCTGGTGACTCAAAGGGGCGAGGCGAAGTCTGAGATCCCGCGCGCAATTAAAACCGCATCAAAGGGAGCCTCGCGCATCCTTCGTTCCGTAGACAATAACATTGACTCATTCCCTGGCCTCAGCAGCCTGGACGGCAATAAGATCAAGAGCCCGCCGCCGCAACTCGCTCTGATTCTCGGCAAGAAGAAGAAGGGGATTGCCCTCTCCGCAAAAGAAAACAACTTCTTGGCTGAGAACGTGAGGGGTGGCGAGTATGATGGGTGGATCAAGATTTCTGACATCGACGCGATGCCAGGCACGCCAGAAGGCAAGGAAGCCGCAAAGGAGCTGCTTCGATCAATCTACGCCAAGCATGACGATTACTCAGCAAGGGCACCTGACAACGTGGTTCAGGACAAAGATGCAGACACCCTATGGAGTGAGCTGAGAAGCGAGATCGAAGACATCGCACAAGGCAAGACCCGTGACTATCAGGACGAGTCCGATGCCTACTATGCACGCTTAGAGGAGGATGCTCTTCAAAAGGAAGGTACGCCGAATCGGCCAGTATCGCCGATGGACATACGAAACAACGACTCGCGTCAGTTGTTCGACGACGACGGTGGGTTCACTCTCGCTTCAGAGAATACGCAAGATGGAGCCAAGATCACGGCAGAGCGCGATGCCAAAGAAGAAGCTGCGCGGGCTCAGGACGAAGCGCAAAGCCGACTCTTCGACGAAGAGGAAGATGACGCTCCGCTGTTTGGAGTCAGGCCCGATGAGGTCTCACCTGACAACATCCCATTCTCCAAGACCGATGCGCCGGCCCGCAACGCGGACATCGCAGGCGTGGAGAGGGCGGCTGATGATTTCTTCGGCGGCAAGCGCCCCGAAAACGTCAAGGTGGTCAACGAGCCAAAGGCCGACTGGGAAGCGCGCGTCAATGGCGACACGATCGAGCTGAACGCCGCGAAGCTCGGGCCAGAAGGTGTGCGCTCCGCGCTCCACGAAGAGGTGGGCCACACCGCGTTCCGCGATGAGAAAGAGCGCGCCGTGTTCCAGCGGCTCTACGACTCGCTCGATGAAGACACCCGCACCAAGATCAACGACACGGTGGATCGGCTCTACTCGGACGCGCCGACCTCCGTGAAGGCGGAAGAGAAGCTGGTGAAAGCGCTGCGCTCAATCCTCGACCGCACGCCAGAAGGACGCACATTCTGGCAAAAGCTTCTCCAAATTGCGCGTCGCACTTGGAAGAATCTCACCGGCCAGGCAGCCAAAGATCCAGAGATGATTGCCGCCGCTCTCCTCAAGAGGGGAATGGACAAGGTGAGGGCTAAGACCAGTGGCGCCGAGCGCATGAGCGCAACCCCAAACAAGATCCAGCAGAGGGATGCTAGCTACCTCGCGGCAGTGGAGAAGGGTGATACCGAGGCCGCACAGCGGATGGTGGATGAGGCGGCGCGGGCTGCGGGATACGATAATGGGCCGTTCTTCCACGGGACGGACTCACAGTTCACGGTGTTCGACAAGAAAGGCCGCACAGGTATATATTTCACACCTGATAAATCTCTCGCAGAAGCATACGGAAATCGGGTTATGAAGGTGTTCGCTCGCATCACATCTGGTGCGAACGCGAATGCCGAACTCACGACCATGGAGTCCACCGCAAAAGGCTACGACCAACTGGTCGAAGTGCTGAAAAAGTATGACGGGGTGATCGCCTACCCATCCGAAGGGGGGAGCCGTGAGGTGCTTCTCCGAGATCCTAACCAAATCAAATCCGCAGACCCCGTAACCTACGACGCAGAGGGCAACGTGATCCCCCTCTCTCAACGGTTCGACCCTACGTCCAACAACATCCGCTACTCCAAGGTGGATAACACTAAACCTGCCACGTCATTCCGCGAGGCACTCGACGCCGCCAAGCAAGAGGTGGCCGACCGCGCCGACTATCGCACACAGGCGAAGACCGTGCTGGCCGAGATCGCCAAGCTGCCGAAGGATCAACAAAAACCCGCAAGGATCCGGATGTACGCCGAGCTGGATGAGGCGCGCATCATCGGTAAAGGCAAGGACCAGCAGTTCAAGGTGGAGATGCAGAAGGTGACGCAAGAGCTGATCGCCGGCGGCAGGACGCCAAACGAGCAAGACATCCTCAACGCTCTCGTCGCTAAGTTCCCCGAGCAGAAGGGCTATCTCAAAAAGAATTTCGAGCGACTCGTCACCGACATGATGTTCGCCGAAGAGATGGCGATGTCCGGCAACAAGACCCCGTGGGGTGACTACGGTGATGCAATGAAGGAGCACCTGGCCGAGATCGCCAGCGGAGTGAAGGATGGTAGCACGCTGCGTCACATCCAGCGCGGCTTGTCGCTTTTCCGCAACACCTACTTCAATGGCATCGGTGGTAAGATGCAGTCGCTCGCCGAGGGCAAGATCACCGGCAAGGATAGTGCCGCCGCCAATAAGTTCTTCGCCGACATCATAGGCGTGAGAGCCAGCCAGGACGGTGTGAATTTCGAGGGCGCCGATGGTTTGTCCGAAGCTGATTTGCGCCGCATGAACAATGAGCGTATCAAATTTGATACGGACCTTGATGCGTATTTCAAAAAAGAAGGCATCAACGACGCGGCTCGCGCGGCATGGCTGGAGCGGGTGGCGGATCACGTGGTCAACCCAGCCCGCGATGCTGAGCTGGCCAAAGAGCCAAAGCTAAAGGAAGCGGTTGACTACTTCATCAAGCGTCGCCGCGAGCGCCTGGCCTACCTGCGCAATGCTGGCGTGGATGTTGGCGATGCCGGCGAGCGGTCGCTCAGCCGGTCGATCGACACCGAGAAGGTGCTGACCAATCCAAAGGAGTTCATCGAGAAAGCAAAACGCGCTTACATCAGAAAATGGGCGCGCGAGATTTCCCAGCTCCGCGACCAGGAGGCTATCAAGGCAGCCGAGGGCAAAGACACCACCAGCATCAAGGACAAGATCCGCGAGCTAGAGAAGATGGACGCGCAGGCCGCGGCGGAGAAATACCTCTACGCCATCACATCGGATGACAACGGCATCTCCTCGGACGGCAACGACATCACCGCGGCGGAAGGCGGCGGTCAGCCATCATTCTTGAAAAAGCGGGAGTTCGGGCCCGAGGCTGACGAGCTGCTCGGTAAATTCTACCACCGCAACATCGCCGCCATGGACACCGCGGAGGCTCTCGCTACCGTGCGGGCAGTGACCAAGGCGCGGGTGCTTTCATTGAAATCAGATGGCAAGATAGACCCAGTTGGCAAATGGAAAGCTCTCCGCGCAGAGCTGGAAGCTGAAGGCAACCAGGACATGATCCCGATCGCCGCCCAGCTCGTGAAGGATTACCTCAACCTCAACGGCTCCAACAACGAGACCGTTAGGAGACTCGTCGGCCATCTCCACACCTACACTCAGCTCGCCTACCTCTCCCACGCCACCGTGGCCTCACTCGGTGAGCCGGCAATGATCGGCGCGAGAACCGGCAGGATAACCGACACCGGTCGAGCCTACGCTCAGATCGCCAAGGGGATTGTCCGCGCGCTGAGAAAGGCAGGACCGGACGAGATCCGCATCCTCAACCGCGAGCTTGGACTGGTGGCTGATTCCTTCGACGGCTTGATGTCCAGCAATGCGCTCGGTGATTCGTTCGGCGGTCGCGGCAAGGGTGGTGGGCTGGTCACAAATTTCCATCGCCTCACCGGCCTCTCCGGCTGGACCAATCTCACGTTCGACGCTGCCACGAAGATTGGCAAGAGCTTCATCTCATCGCAGGTGAAGCTGGCCAAGGCTGGAGGCTCAATGTCCACCCTCGCCAAGCGCGAGCTCAATGAGCTCGGCATGAGCACCAAGGACATCGACGTGATGGCCGCCTTCGTCACCAAGCTCGACAAGGCAACCGACCAGAACAAACTAATCCTCGGTGATGATACTGGCGCCGCTCTCTATCGCAAGGCGCTGTCCATGTTCCACAAGACTGGCGGCACACTCAACCCAACCCGCGGCACGCGCGCCCAGAAGGCCAACAACCCAGTGGCCGGCATGTTCTACCAGCTCCAGTCATTCCTCTACGACTTCCACCAGAAGTTCACACTGAGGCAAGCTCGCAGGCTGAAAGATGCCTACCGCGGCACCGTGGAGATTGACGGGGCAACGGAGAAGCTCTCCACCAGGGAGCGTAGCCAAGTGGCGATCGACGCGGCCAAGGCCATCGCTGCCATCTACGGCCTCCAGTACGGTATTCAGGTCCTCCGCGAAACGATCTTCGTGGATCTTGAACGCAATAAGCGCGACAAGGAAAAGACCCAAGCGGAAATCAACATGGCCCGCGCGCTTGGTGCCGCATCCCGCACCGGTATCCTTGGCCCCTACGACACCCTGTTCAACATTGTTTCCGGCGCACGTTACCAGCGCGAGCCCGCCACCGTGGTGCTTGGCCCAGCAGTGGGTGGCATGTCCGAGTTGTTCCAGTCGGTGGTCAACCTCTATGGCGACCGCAACAGCGCCAACACCAATACCGCCGAGCGGAAGCTGGCGCGAACCGGCTACAACACAATCGCCACCCCAGCGCTCAATGCGGTGTTTGCGGGAATGCCGGCAGGGGCGCTCTCGGCCGCTCTCGTTCAGGCGTTCCGCCACCCGCTGGCACGGGAAAGCGCGGTGAGCGCGGTGGCAGGCCCGATCCAGACCAAGAAGAAGGGGCCGATGAAAACCACAACCTACTACTAAAAGACTTGCGTTGTTGGCCAACATACGATAACCATATCACCGCTATGAAGAACCTCATCTTTGACCGGCTCAAACAGGAATCCACCTGGCGCGGATTGATTCAGCTCGCAATCGCCTGCGGAATTGGAATCAAGCCCGATCAGGCATCGGCCATCATCGCTGTTGGCGTATCCGTCATTGGCGCAATCAACGTGTTCAAGAAGGACTAATTCTCCTTGCCGATGACCAAGGAGGAGATACAGGCAATCCAGAAGAAGATCGGCACCGCCCCTGACGGGGTGTGGGGCACGAAAAGCTATGTCGCCTGCAAGTCATACTTGAAATCCCTCATGCCGGCGCCGAGCCCGTGGCCGAAAGGTGACGACATAAGCATGGCAAAGTTCTACGGGACAGGCGGAAATGAATCTAACCTCGTCTCGTTTTCTTTTCCATTCCCTATGTATTACGACGGGAAGGCGGTGAGCAAAGGCCGATGCCATAAGCTCGTGAAGGACTCGCTGATTCGCGTGCTCACCGACATCCAGGCCCGCCACGGCGATGATCTTGAGATCATGAAAGCCTGCCAGAACTACGGAGGCATCTACAACTTCAGGAATATGCGCGGAGGATCGCGCCTTTCCAAGCACTCATGGGGCGTGGCAATCGACCTCGACCCCGCTAACAACGGCAACAAGGCAAGCTGGCCGCAGCGGTCGAGCATGCCATTTGAAATAATCGAAGCCTTTGCCCGCGAGGGCTGGGTGTCAGCAGGCGCCTTCTGGGGCCGTGACGCCATGCACTTTGAGGCTTGCCAACCTTGAAATCTATGAACGACCACTCGCCATTACTCTTCAAAATCCTCGGCGTGTCGTCGCTGAATCTCACCGCAGTCATCATTTCATTGATGGAAACAGTGGAGCCGATGCTCAGGTTTGTAGGGCTTGTCGCAACAGTAACATACACGTTCATCCTTATTCACAAGGCTCTGAAGAAATAAACCTCAACCCCTTCTTAATTTGTCATCTTACAAGAGATTTGTCATCGCCTCAGACAATCATGGCTCGATGATTGATAAGGGGTCACTTCAGAAACTTCTTGGATTCTCGAAAGCATGGAATCCCCATTACCGAGTTCACCTGGGCGACAACTGGGACTTTGCCACGCTCCGCGGTGGCGCTGGGCCGGATGAGAAAGCTGGTGGACTGTCCGAAGACTTCTCCGCTGGACTAGCCTTCCTTGATGACTTCAAACCCCACTACCTCACTCTCGGAAACCACGATGATCGCATTTGGCAAATGGCCAAGAGCGTCAGCAATGGGGTACTGAGAGAGCACTGCCAAGGACTGGCGGAATCAGCAGAGCAGCAGTTCACCAAACGTAAGATCAAGTGGGTGCCGTATCGGGTTGGAGCATACCTGCACTTGCCGGAGGGAGGGCCGAAGCTGATCCATGGATTTCACAGCGGTATCAACCCAGCGAAGATGCACTTTGAGCGGTACGGTCCATGCGTCCACGGCCACGTGCACTCCCCCAGCCAGTACACCGGCCGACACATCGACCAAGGCGAAGCGTTTTCAATCGGCTGCATCGGCGACATCACTCAGATGGAGTATGCCGATCGGCACACAGCGAAGCTCGGATGGCGCCAAGGCTTTGCCTACGGCATCATCAACACCAAAACAGGGGACACAAAAATATGGCAGGTCACAAAAGAAGGGGACACTTGGATCAGTCCACAAGGGATCATCTAACTGGCATTGAGGCGGCACTGCAAATTATGTGCCCCGAGCCAAAACAAGATGGCGAGTTCACCGTGATGGAGTTGTGGAGCGAGATGAACAAAAAAGGCAAAACGCGCAGTCTTGAATCCGTCCGCTTTAAGCTCGACCGCATGGTTCGCGGTGGGCAGTGCGAGAAGCGTAAGGTGAACATGGGCGGGAACATGACGAACCTTTATCGAATGGTTAGCCCGGATTCCGCCCCGTAGGGTGGTTAAGTAATTGAAATCCCACACCCCTGATCGCATCGTCTAGGCTATTTGTCTGATGATCGGACAGCTAGAAAGCGAGTAAAATCAATGGGTGTTGGTAATGGGTGTCGTTCAATGTCTTGCGTAAATAATCACCCGATGGGGCTTTCCACCCCGATGCCGCCCCTGAAATTCACCGCTTTGCGGAGGTAGTCGGGGGAGTGGTGGGCGTAGTGCTTGATTACCACGGGCAGGCTGTCACCGAGAATGCCGGCGATGTCCCACATGCTCACCCCAGCTTTGGCCGCGAGGGTGGCCCAGGTGCGCCGGAGGTCGTGCGGAGTGAGGTCGATGATCGACGGATCACCACTGACCTTGGCTGCCTCAGCGATGAGCGGAATCCAGTAGCGGAACACGCCGAACGGGTTGTCCAGCACAAGCTCGCTCACGGCCTCTGCTTTCCACTCGATCAGCTTCTCCATGAGGCGGGCTGAGATCGGCACCGTGACGCGGCGTTTGCGCTTGCGGACCTTGCCGTTGCTTTCATCGGCAAACCGAATCACGCCGGCCTTCAGGTCCACCTGCCGCCACTCCAGCGTCTCCACCGCCGCCCTGCGGCTGGCGGTCTCGGCGGCAATCCAGACGAACCGGTGGATACGGGAGGCCCGCTCTCCCACCTTCGGTGCGCTCAACCGCAGGATGAGTTCAAGCTGATCCTCCGAGAACGAGCTGGTCTTCGGTGCCCCAGCGTCCGGCAGGCTTATCACCGGGATCAGAACAGGGTCGATCCTCCGCTGCTTCCGAGCGTGGTTGAGCGCGGCGATCAACGTTGACAGCTCCCGCCGCAGGGTTGGTCCGCTCACCCCGCGCTGCTCGCAGTAGGTGGCGATTCGATCCGCGGTCAGCGCATCCACCGGAGTATCTCCGAACATCTCGATCATGCGCTCGGCGATTATGTAGTCGCGAGTCTCTGGATCCTTGATGTGTTCTTTGAGGTAGCTCTGAAGAATTACCTTGACGGAGGGCGGGCGTTTTGGGTCGCGGGCTTTTTCGTGGAGCCAGCCCGCGAAAAATTGCTGCGCCTCAACCATGTCTGCTGTCCCCGTTGAAAGGCGCTTACTCCGCCCTTCTTCGGTCCACCTGATTTCGTAATACCCGGCCGGTGATTTCCCGAGCCGTGGTCCTGCTGTATGTCTTGCCATTGTTGTATGTCCTTTAGTTTTTCGATGTCGGCCAAGTCGATCATCACCGGTCTGCCGGCGATGGATGGAAGCAGGCCGGATCGCCTCCATCGGTAAATTGTTGCGAGGGATTTCCGCAGGATTGTCGCGGCTTCCGCTTGCGTGATGAGTTTCATCACCGCGCCTTCAAGATGGCGAGGATCTGCGCTGCCTGCTCCAAGGAGACCGAGCGGTTGATTCGTAGGAAGATTTCATTCTCTCCTGTTTGCTGGATCTCGATCTGAGGAACCGAATGGCGCGGTGGCGAACTACTAGGAACATCGGACATGCCTTTGATTAAGTCGTTTGGCGCCACGTGTAACGCATCAGCGAGCTTGCGCAGGTTAAATGGATCTGGCCACACCTTGCCTCTCACGTAGGTTGAAATCGCATCGCGGCGGAGGTCGGCTTCGCGTGCAAGATCGGACTGATTCCATCCGCGTTGATTCATGTAATGCCGGAGCTTCTCGCCGAACTCTTCTTTTGCCTGATCGGTGTCCGATCCTAGTGGTGCGTAGTTTGTGTTGCGTGCCATGGTTGTATTCCTGTTGGTTTATGTCTTACGACAACGACAATATCCTGCAAAATACAGGATCGTCAACAGATTTTTGTCGTCATGCAACTTCCCCAAAAAAAAGAAGAAAAAAGATTTGACTGCGGCAGTTCTTTTTTTGCATGTTGGTCGCGCGCCGATGAACAACAGCACATCAGACAAACCAATGGACGCCAAAAAGCTAGTGTCGCACTTTGGGGGAACCACGCAACTATGGAGGCTTCTAGTGAAGCATGACCAGCAGATTTCGATCAAGACGATCGACAGTTGGATTACCCGCGGATGCGTACCCACTCGCCGCTTGGTGCAACTTGGAGCTCTGGGTGCCGCCATCGGAAAACCAATCGACATTAACAACTACATCAACAAGTAATCGACATGACACACACAGAAGAACTCGTTGCTCAGCGCAAGGCGCTTGTCGCACGAGTGAACAACATCAAAAGCGAGATCGCTGACATCGACGCCGCGCTGGCACACATCGCATGGCCGGTGATGCAAGAACGCTTGCTTATCAAGAACTCCGATCACGGCGACTTCAAGCTCACCGTGGAAGGCGTGGAGATCCAAGGCGCCATCCGCAAGACGGTAAAGTGGGACAGCGAGAAACTCAAGGCGGTTGCCGCTAAGCTGCCCGACGCGCACACCATCATCAAAGCAGAGCTGTCCATCGCGGAAGAGAATTTCCGTAAGCTGGAGGCCATCGAGCACCCGCTCCTCGGCGAGATCATTCTCGCCAGGCAAGTGAAACTTTCCCCATTCTCGATCAAGGTGGTCGAGGACAAGGAATAAACCAAAAACAGAAAGCAAAAAATGAAAGGTATCATTAAGGCTGACGAGCGCCTCAAAGCTCGTCCGAAAGTGAACATCGCAATGTTTGGGCAAAGCGGGGTCGGTAAGACCACGCAGGCTCGCACACTTGACGCTAAGGCCACCCTCTTCCTCGACCTTGAAGGCGGCACGCTCGCCCTTCAGGACTGGGCTGGTGACGTGGTGGACATCCGAAAACTTGCCGCTGACGTCGGCGCTCACCCGTGGGAAATGACCCGCGCGCTAGCTCTCTTTGTGGGCGGCGCCGATCCAGCAGACGCATCGGGCGCGTACTCCGCAGCCATGTTCGATCAGATCGCCAACCTTTTGGGCGGCGCTAAAGAACTGGAGAAATACTCCACCATCTACATCGACTCCATCACGGTCGCCTCAAGGTGGTGCTTCTCTTGGGCGCTCACACAACCCGAGGCGTTTTCCCAAAAGACAGGCAAGCAAGACACCCTTGGTGCGTATGGTCTTCTCGGTCGCGAGATGATCAAGTGGCTAACCCACCTTCAGCACTCACCAAAGTCGATTATCGTGGTGGGTATCCTCGATCGCATGGAAGATGATCTGAAGCGCGTCTCATACGTACCTCAGATCGAGGGCTCAAAAGCCTCTCGTGAGATAGCCGGCATCTTCGATCAGGTTCTCACGCTTGACTATGTGCATGACGCGAACGGCAAGCCGCTTGTTATTGAGGGCAAGAAAAGCCGCTGCTTCTATTGCACCCAAGACAACGGCATGGGTTTTCCAGCAAAAGATCGCTCGGGCCGCCTAGAAGAAATGGAGCCACCAGATCTCGGTGCCTTGATGCACAAGATTCACACCGGCAAACGCCTTGACACTGTTCTCACCACCACCCTGTAATTCAAACCGCAACCAATAAGAATACACTAATATGTTCAGTCCTAACTCATCCCAACAAGACGCAATCGCACTTATCCCGCAAGGAACACTGTGCAAAGCACACCTCGCCGTGCGCTCAATCAAGAAATCCAAAGCATCGGGGGCTCAGTACCTCGACGTCGAACTCACCGTGACCGACGGGGAGTACTCTGGTCGCAAGATCTTTGACATGATCATGGATCCATTCTGCCCCAACGCCAGCGACGGCGGAAGGAAGATGGGCTTGCTTGCGCTTACACGCATCTGCGAAGCGGGTGGAATCTTTAAGCCTGCCGACGAGAGCAGCTACACCCGCTACAACCACGAGGGGTGTTCCATCGAAGACGTCATCAATGACATCAATGGCGGAAAACTTGGCATCCGCGTGAAGGTGGAGAAGGGTACCGATGGCTACGCCGACAAGAACAAGGTCGGCGAGTGGCTTACTCCAAACCCCAACTCTGGTTCCGGCTACAAGGGCTGGAACGAGCTTATCAGCGGAAACCAGCCAGCCACGCGCTCGACTGCATTCGCGGCTCCAGCAGCTCCAGCATCAGGAGCGCCGTCGTGGCTCAACAAGCCCTGATCCTGTTAGAGCTATGGATCGCTTTGCAGATACTCAACAGCACAACGCCATGCAAAGCGGCCGCCATCAGAACAATCCTCCGACTGGCCAGGTCGTCCTGCCCAGTTGGCGGGCGAGCACGAAAAGCATTACGGGAATACCTTGACTGTAATTTCGTCTCGTCCGTATAAAAATACTGTCTGCCAGTGGTGCATGGTGGTTGGGGAGAACCCAACACAGGTGCGTTGTTACCGTGTGAAACACGCCGCTGGCAGACTTTTCATTTTCATCAAAACACAACATGCAACTCAGACCTCGGCAGACGGTATTCGTTGACCGCTGCAAAGCTGCGCTCCAGCAGCACGGCAATACGATCGGCGTGGCCACCGTTGGATTTGGTAAGACGATTGCCTTATCGGCCATCGCTGCCAGCTACCCTCGGTCGCTCGTACTCCAACACCGGATCGAGCTATTGGAGCAGAACCGCGGGAAGTTCCAGCGCGTGGCGCCGGAGGCCACCACCGCCACGTTCGCTGCTGACCACAAGCGGTGGGCGCCCGATGGGCACACCTTCGCCATGGTACAATCACTAGGCACCAAGGCAAGCATACCGCTTATGAAGCCGGTGGACCTGGTGGTCATCGACGAAGCTCACCACGCCAGCGCCGCATCATACCTCCGCGTCATCGAGCAGGCGAAGGAGCTCAACCCAGCCACCCACATCCTCGGCGTGACCGCCACCCCAGAGCGGGGCGATGGCAAGGGGCTGCGTGCCGTGTTCTCCAACGTGGCCGACATCGTTTCGCTGGGCGAGATGGTGCAGAGCGGGTTCCTCGTCCGCCCGCGCACGTTCGTCATCGACCTGGGGATGCAGGACCAACTCGGTTCACTGAAGAAGCACGGCAGCGAGTTCGATATGGATGCGGCCGCCGCACTCATGGACATCGAGCCGGTGACGGAGCGCGTGATTCAAGAGTGGTTTGACCTCGCCAAAGAACGCAAGACGATCGGCTTCGCTACCAACGTGGCTCACGCCAAGCACATGACCGAAGCGTTCGGTGCTGCCGGCGTGGCAGTGGAATGCGTGGACGGCACCACACCCGAGGCTGTGAGGCGGGCAATATGGCGCCGCTTCAAGACCGGTGAGACCCAGATGGTATGGAACTGCGCCGTGGCGACCGAGGGTTTTGATGAGCCATCGGTGAGCTGCGTGATCCTCAACCGGCCGTCGATGCACAAAGGTACCATGATCCAGATGATTGGCCGCGGGCTGCGCACGATCTCCGAGCCGGACCAATACCCAGGTCTCATCAAAGACGACTGCATCATCATCGACCTCGGATCCAGCCTGCTCAACCACGGCGGGCTGGAGGTGGATGCGGTGATCGACTCGCGGCAGGCGAAGCCCGGCGAGGCGCCTACCAAGGAATGCCCGAAGTGCGAGACCATCATCCCGATGGGTTGCCGGACCTGCCCAGCCTGCGCTCACCAATTCCTGACCGAAGACCGCGACGGGCGAGCGCTCGTGGGGGATTTCGTCCTCACCGAGATCGACCTGCTGGAGCTATCACCCTACCGCTGGGAGACGCTCTGGGACAACCAAGTGGTGATCGCCGACGGCCTCTCCGCCGCGGCTATCCTAGTGAGCTACGCCGGCATCTGGTGGACATACGGCGTGGTCAAGGGCGAGCGCAACATCCGCCTGCTCAACCGCTCGCACGATAAGATCATGGCGCTCGCCAATGGCGATGACTTCCTCCGCACCCACGGCGACAAATCCGCGGCCAAGAAGAGTAAGCGGTGGCTCAACGAGAGGGCGAGCGAAAAGCAGTGCCAGCTCTTGGGCATCAACCCAATGAGCTTCTCAGCGCCCAACAGGTACAAGGCCGCGTGCATGCTCACTTGGAAGTTCAACGAGAAGAAAATCCAATCCAGCATCACGGCGCATGCACACTAAGAAAAAAACCATTGACGAATAAATCAGACATAGCCAACATCCGCCAGACATGAACCTAACCAACCAACTATTTGACAGAAAACCAACAAGCGATCAGGTCGCGATCATGAAGAAGATCCTCTCGCACGCCGAAGGCGTGACGTGGGAGGACATGTTCATCCAACGCCCCAATCATCGAGCCTCCGCATGGCGCTCGATGATCTTCTTCGTCTTCAATCGATTCCACGGCGTGCCGCAGGCCACGCTCGCGTCGTGGTTCGGCATGACAACCCGCTCGGTGTGCCGCGGCGTGAAGGGAATCTCGGATTCCTGCAAGACCAAGGAAGGCGCCCGCTCGATCGTGCCCATCATCGACAAATTCAGAATCAACTAACGCCATGGAAGAAGACATCCTAGAAGAAGCACTCCGCCTCACCACCGGTGATCGGCAAGCACAATACGGACCACCGGATCAAGACTTCGCACGCACCGCCAAGATGTGGAGCGCACTCAAGGGCATCGAATTTGAAGCCCGTGACGTGGCAATGTTCATGATCTGCCTGAAGCTGAGCAGGGAAATTCACCAGCGCAAACGCGACAACGCCGTAGATGGCGCTGGGTATTTCCGCTGCCTCCATATTTGCAATCAAGTTGCAATAGCAAACGAAGAACAACAATGAACTTCCCCCACCTACCATCCGACGTGGCGCGCTGCAATGGAGAAGGATCCGACGAAGAAGGCTGGCGCGAAGGATGTGAAACCTGCCTGCGCAGAACAGCTCCCCGCCCGAATATCGTCATCATGATCGCACCACCACCCATCATCGCATTTGAATGCGAACACCTCATCGAACCATGAACATCACCCACCTACTAGAACCGCTGCTCGACAAGTCGATGCAGGAAGCCAACGCCAAGCAAACACCACGCGAATACCTCGGAGCCTCCAGGTGGGGCGAGGAGTGCTCGCGCATGCTGGCCTACGAATATCACAAGGCGCCAACCGACAAGGCAGACCGCTTCTCCGGCAAGATCCTGCGCGTGTTCGACATGGGCCACGACGCCGAGAACCGCGTGGCAAACTACCTCATCGGCGCGGGCTTTGCCCTCCAAACTGTCACCCCCAGCGGTGGGCAATTTGGATTCAAGGTCGCGGGCGGTAAGCTCGCCGGCCATTGCGATGGCGTCATCACCGCAGGGCCGCTCGACCTCCCATACCCAATCATCTGGGAAAACAAGGGGCTCAACGACAAGAGCTGGAAGGAGACGGCCAAGAAAGGCGTGAAGGAAAGCAAGCCGGTCTATTACGGCCAGCTCCAAACCTACATGGCCTACCTCGACGTGCCGAATGGCTCGCTCTTCACCGCCATTAACCGCAACACAGGCGAGGTTTACGCCGAGTTTGTGCCGTTCAATCTTCAAGATGCGCAGGAGCTCTCCGACAAGGCGGCAAGGATTATTCGCACCGAGTCGCCGGAGGAAATGCCTCGGATCTCAGAAAACCCAGCATTCTTCAAATGCTGCTTCTGCGACTACCAGCAGAAATGCCACGGACTGGCAACCACTCCATCCATCGCCCCACCATCGCAAGAGCTGCCCGCATGGATAACGAACAGGACGTAAGCAAGATCATCGCCAGAATCGACTTGGAAATCTCCTATCTTAAGAAGGAGCTGGCAAACACGCCCAAGGGGCGAAACATGTACACCCACGCCCAGCTCCTCTTTGCTAAGATCGGCATGCTTAACGAGGCAAAGTCGATCGTCCTCGCCAACCAACACAACAACAACCCGTTTTAATGACAATCAACACACAAAACATCAGCACCTACATCGACACCCTCTTTGCCAACCATTCATGGGGGGATGGTGAATACCTAATGATCCGCGGCGTGGGGGAGAAGGGAACCGCCAAGGAAGGCGTGTTCGCCGAGGACACCCCGATCGAGCCGGTCTACCAGAACATCGAAGGCTACGTGGGGCACACGGCAGCGCGATACTCGCAACACCTGATCGGCACGTTCATCGTGCCAGCAATCCTCTCCGACCGCCAAGCGAAGGAGGATAACGTGAAGTTGTTGCCGGCAGTGGTGCTCGACCTCGATGAGATCCCAGCATGGCAGGCGATTGACTGGCTCAAAGAAGAGATCGGCGAGCCATCGATGATTGTTGGCAGCGGTGGCAAGAACGAGTGGGGGCCAAAACTCCACGCCTACTACGTGCTGGAGCAACCGCTGCCGCCGTCCGAGGTGGTGCCGATTGCCGTGAGGCTCGCTGAGATGCTCGGCGCCGATCCGTCATTCATGCGTCGCACTCAACCGATCCGTGTGCCAGGTACGCTCCACATGAAGGGTGGTGACACCAAGGCGGTGACGATCGAAAGCTACTCGGACGATTCGTTCACCGTGCGGGAGCTGACAGGCAAGCTCTCGGTGGCAAACCCATCGCCCTGGGCGAAGTTGAAGCCGCGGCAGTCAACGATCAACTTCTCATCCATCACCTCGCAAGACAGCACGGCATTACTTTCCACAACGATCCGCGAGGGTGGCGTGGATGGCATCACGCGGTGGGATGCGTTCAGCAAGGTGGCAGGACACTACCTCCACGTCATGCGCGGCGGATCCATGGGAGAGACCGAGGCTTACTCGGCCACCTGCGGGTGGGTGGCGGCCAACATGGTGCCGCCATGGCCGAATGACAGGATCCGCAAGGAATGGCAGGCGCTCCTCGATCGCGAAGTCACGGCACGCGGACCGATGCCGGAGGTGAGGAAATACGAGCCGATCATCCCCAAGGGCGAAGACGAGCTCGGCTTGCGCACGTGGGCCGCCCATCGGTGGGTGGTAGAACCAAAGCCAACGCATGAGTTTCTCGTTGATTCATTCATCATCAAGGGCGAACCCCACTTGTTTGTGGCTGAAGGCGGCGCCGGCAAGACATTCCTGCTGGCCGACCTCGCAATGAAGCTCGCCGCCTGGGAGGAAGGTGATAACCTGTCATGGTGCGGGCAGAAGGTGGTCAAGGGTGGAACATCCGTGCTTGTGCTCTGCGAGGATAGCCAGACCGAGATGCACATCCGGCTGCTGGAGCTCGACAAGAACCGCCTCATCCAAAAGGCCGGCGACAAGCTGATCGTGCTGCCGATGACAAAGATCGGCGGGGCATTCCCGCTCTCCGAGCGCGACCCCAAAACTGGCACCACGCGCTCCAGCCAGAGGTGGGCAGAGATGCTCAAATTCCTGCGCGAGCTTCCAGACCTGGCGCTGGTGGCAATCGACACGCTCAACTCAGTCTCCCATGGCGACGAGAACTCCGCGGTGGTGATCTCTGAGATGATGCGCGAAGCGCACCGCGTCTGCGGCGAGCTGGGTGCGGCGCTCGTCATCAACCACCACCTTCGGAAATCCAACGAACCAGTGAAGAGTTTGGAGGATCTTAAGGAGTCCATTCGCGGATCCACCGCCATCCCGTCCTACTTCCGCATAAATTTCGGCATGTTCAGAGCCACCGACTACGACCGCCGGTGCAAGGCCCTCGGCATCAAGCCACACAAGGATGCGGTTTGGCGCATGGGCATCGCGAAAGCCAACATCATGGGGCTTTACAGTGGCGAGAAGACGCTGATCCGCGCCAATGGCTGCATGGAGGATAAGACCGAGCAGGACCCATACAACAATGCCAACACTACCGAGCGCATGGCATGGCTGGTCTTGGCTGTGGAGAGAGCTGCCGCTGATGGTTTTCCATTCGCCATCGGCAAGGCAGGCGACTCATGCTACGGCCGCAGGACGCAACTCCCAGAGGACATCGGCAGACTCGGACCGAAAGAGCTCGGTGCCGTGGTCGATCATGCGCTTCAGGCGAAGCAGGTCGTGCAGTGCGCAGCCAAGGGCGGCAATGCCGCGAAGTGGCTCGACGTGCCCACCGGATCGTTCGCACGCAACGACGTTGGTGAGATGCTTTCCAAGGGAAGCTGGAAGGTGCCCGACTGGTCGCGCTGGGCGTACGACGAGGGGCAAGGCAAGTGTGTCTTGAAGGTGGCCGAGCAGGTGATGAAAATTAACGAAAAATAACGTTGACGTAAATCTGTTAGATGCAAAAATTGCACCACTTCACAGCAATATGAAAACACTAACACCATCCCCGCAGGGGATCTATCACAAGCAAACGCGACTGCGCTGGCACGCAGTGGCATTCGTCGGCCGCGACGGCGAACCATTCCTCGTCGCAGCAACCACCGCAAAGCGCGCGGTATTCATTGCCAAGACCCACGTTCCAGACGCCGAGGACGTGGTGATCGAGCGCGTTGAAATCCGTAAAGGCGCCATCAATCCCAAACCCTAAAACGCCCCATGAAACCAACACGAAAACATCCAGGCATATGGGCCGCAGTGGCAATCTCGATGTCATGCTGGTCTGCAGTCTTTGCCATTATCTCGCTCTACTGGTCGGCCACGGCGGTGATAACGTTCACCGTTATCTCTGCATGGCTCGGCGTGGTGGCAATCATCGAAACGCGCGATGCCAAGATCGCAATGGGTCACGAAGAAGAAAAACAACCATAAACGCTACAAACACCATGAGTGAACTATCAGACTGCCCAACATGCTCCATTCCAATGCCGGAGCATTGTGATTACGAATGCACAACCTGCGGCCTGATGGCCAGCGAACACATCAGCATCACCTCGATGTGCAAGGTGCTCTGCGCGGTATCAAACCGTGAGGCCTCGCTGATCGTCAAAGTTAACAAACTGCTCAGGCTGATCGATGCGGCTCTTACTCAGTATGATCTCGGCGGCGAGATTGAACCAGAAACCAGACACGACCTCGCGCTGGCGGTAGATGGGAGGGAGCCATGAGTGACCAATGGGAAACATTCTGCGATGTGAGCCATTATCACATGTGGAGGATTCGCCGCATAACCGAGCGTGGGTGGAATGACGGGTTTCACATTAACACGAGGGCCGAAGCTGAAGGATTGTGCGAGCTGCTGAACAAGCTGGAAGGTGAGCTGAATGATTATCGAAATCTGGCTTTTCAATCAGAGCGCAAACTGGAAGAGGCTCAACAGCAACTTCTCGTAAAGCGCTCGAACAATCGCCGTCTGGATGCTCGCAACAAGCGGCTCGAACATGAGAGCGAAAAGCTCAAAGAAGAGCTTGAGTCGAACGCTTGGACAATCTCGCCAGCGATGGCTCAAGCAAAGATTGATGAGCTAGTCGAGCAACGCGACAGGCTGCAGTACGAGCGAGAGTTTTTCCAATCAGCATTCAATGAACAAGGTGATGTTCTTTGTAAAGTAATTGAGCAACGCGACAGGTACAAAATTGCATTGGATAAATACAGCGAAGATGAGACAACCAATACATTACTTAGCTTAAAAGAGCAACGCGACAGGCTGGCGGAGGCTTTGCAAGAGATAGCAAACGAAGATTATCGTGGCCCTCGCCCTTGGAGCGCAAACATTGCACACAAGGCCCTCGCCGCCGTGAAAGGAGGTCAGTCGTGAGCGCAGGCAAAGGCGACACGCCCCGCCCGGTCAATGGCGAGAAGTTCCGCGACCATTACGACGAGATCTTTCGGAAGGATGCAGACGATATTGTCTGCCCGCATTGCGGCAGCGACAAAGATCCATTTTTTTCACGAATTGAGCCGATGGGTTTTTATTGCCGTGATTGCGGCAAAGACGTTGACGATAACTAACCACCCTCCAATCGCTTACTCACCTTCGTCCATGCCGGCCAGAATAATTCATCAAGCGCGCGAACGATCGGTTCCTGCTCGTAGTTCTCGCTGTAAGCTACGCCACTGAGGTAGAGGGCAGCCTCAACCATTTCGTGGCGGAGGGTGTCCTTGAAGAGCTTGCTGCACTTGAGTGTTTTTCTATCGAGCTCGATCACCTTCGCGTCGGGGGAATACTGGCCGTAGCAATCGTCAAGGTCTCTCACCTTTATCGGTATCCGGCGGCCAGCGATGGAAACGCTCTTGATCATCGGGCGGATGATACGATCAGGCACCGGTCAGTCGAGTTAAATGAATAAGCCCGCCCTCATCACGAGAGCGGGCTTTTCCTTTTCAGGGAATCACCTTCGGGAGCTTCGCCCTGGCCTCTCGGCGGGCCCTCAACCGCTCAGCCTTGGCCTCCGCGTCCTTGGCCTCCCTCTCGGCCCTGCGCCGGCGATACGCCTTCGCACGCCTACTATTGCCGTAGCGGGCTTCCTCGGCGGCCTCCTTGGAGGCTGCAAGGCGGATCTTCTGCCGCTCGGCGAGCGCCTTGAGCTTGGCATCGCGCTCGGCTTTCCATTCAGAATCATTTTTCGCTTTGTTTTGGCGCCACCGCTTGAGAGCTGCTTTGCGGCCATTGCGAAGGTCAACCAGGTCTTGCTTGCTCCCCCACACCTCTCCGTTTGGATAGCGGGCGTGGTAGCGCAGGAAGAAAAGGTTGGGGATTGTGGGGTGGGCGGTGCCGACCAACACCCTGAATGTCGGGTTGGTTTTCAGGAACGACTGAAAGTCGATCCACTCCTCTTTTGTGGGTTTTTTGCCACCGAGATCGAGCCTGAAAAGGGGCTTTGCGGGGCGCGTTTTTGCAACGTTTGATGGCGTGGGTTTGGGTGGCGTGAGCCAGCTTGGCGTGTTGTTGGACATTTATGGTAGTTCTATGGATAATGTGACTTGCGTCACGCGGTAGTTGGACTCGAAAATTGAATTTATCGAGCTGCTCCTGCATCGCGCAGGAATAAGTTGCATTATCCATATGTGACGCACTCGGTCAAGAGTTTAACTGCCACGTGATTACCAAAATCACCGCAAAGCTGCATGAACACTAGGATGACGCGTTTTTGAGATTTTTTGTTAATGGACTCAGGTGTGCATTAGCCAGTTCCTGCCATTAACTATCGTGACGAAAGCCATTTTTCAAAAACCCCTTAAAAACAAGTCTCAAATCGCTGTTTTTGGGGCAGATGGTATCTCTCTCTGAGGAGAGATTGAGTTAAACTCTTCTCTCTCCACTCTCTTACCTCTTCTCTCCTACGTCGAGAGATCGGGCAGACACTACCCCCTTCGGGGGCATCTACCCTCCCTCTCCTAGGAGGATAAAGAGCCGAGGGCAGCGCACACCACACCACCCACCCACTAGATCATGTTGACGGATGATGAGGTGTTGGCCAAAGTCGGACGCATGCCCACCAAGACAACGACCAAACGGTCAACAAAGAAAATAGCCCTGAGAGCAGCGAAGGCTGCGAAGGGGGGAGCGAAGAGAGCGAAGGCGCCAGCCAAGCGAAGCCACCTGGAGGTGCGGTGGATACGGGAGTGGGAGAGGCAGGGCGGTCCCGAGCTCGTCGAGGAGTTCATGTTCCACCCGACGAGGCGGTGGAGGGCAGACTTCGCTCACATCGAAAGCAAGCTGCTCATCGAGATCGAAGGCGGCGCCTATGGCGGCAGGCACACCCGCGGCAGAGGGTTTGTCGAGGACCTCGATAAATACGCCACCGCATGGCTTCACGGATACACGGTGCTGCGCATCGGTGCCCATCAGGTGCGAGGGGACGTCATCAGGGCGGTGATCGGGAGGATCATGGGAAGGTTGCCAGATAGCCCTGAGAGCTTGCCAGATAACCCTGAGAGCCGGAGCGTCCCAGAAAATAGCCCTGAGAGCTGGGGGGAGGGATCGGGAGGCGCACCGGCTTGGTTGGCCGGGGCGGTCGGCGAGGGCTCGGCGGGAGCGGATTATCGCGGTGCGTGATGGCGGGCGGCCGCGGGCGGGTGAGTGAGTGGGCGAAAATCCGCGGGCGGGCGGTGCGCGCAGGGGCGCGCAGGCGGGGCGATAGGGAGGCGGGCGGGACATAGTGCCGGAGAGAGGGGGCGGCGCGCCTGCGTCGATCCTCGTGCGATTGACGAGGGCACGAAAAAACCCGCCCCCATCCGGAGAGGGGGCGGGCTGGGTGGTGGGGCGGGCGGCTCAGAGCTTCGGCACCTTCGCGGCAATCATCGCAACGCCGACGGCAAGCGCCACGAGGGCGAGCCATCGCGCCCAGTGGCGGCGTTTCCGGTTGAGGTGATGCGGGCGAGGTGCGAGGCCCAGAGCCAAGCGGCGCGCGGTTTCGGTTTGGTGGTTCATGGGGTAGCGGGTTGGAGGTTTCC